GTAACATCCAGCGAGGTTGCTGAATTATACGCTGTAACGGTGAACTGGCAGCGTGCAGTTACTTCACCAGCAGCATTCTTGATGCGAAGAGCAAACACACGGCCCACATCAGCGGATGTGAACGGTGATAGCCCGGTGTTTTCCGTCATTGTAAGGGTTTCGTCAGTAGTCCAATCCGTTCCGCCAGATACTTTCACCTCACTTGATGTATCAGCATTCCATGAATCAAGGGTTAAACCTGAATCCACAAAGAAACAATCCTCTACCAGTTGGAAGTTGCGAGAGTGCATACGCTCAATATAGCGCTTGGTTGCGCCGTTGATCGTGCGCTTAACACCCACATACAGAAAATCTTCACCATCCTCACGAAGAGTGGCAACCGTCTCAACGTCACCATCGGTTTCGTGTCTATGCCACGCCCAAATTTGCTGCTTACGGTTATATGTCATGCCAAGTAACGTACCATCACTACAGGCACACCAGATGATAGAATATGGCTTAGCCGCATACGCCCACTCAACAATCTCACGGCGCTTGAATAAATGCCCGGCAATCAGTGTAAGCGGCTCACCGTCCAGCCCATCAGCCTCAAGTGAATAGTTCAGATAAAGAACATCCTTTCCGCCCTCCTCAACATAGAGAATATCACGGCCAATCCGCAGCGGCCTGATCTGAGAGCAACCAGAAACATACTCCTCATCAGCATCAACCGAAGTTGGGGTGATGATCTCACTGTCATTACCACCCTTTACCAACCAAGAAGAGCCTGAAGTGAATGCAATCAACTTCTTGAGGGATGTAAGGTGACGAATTTGTTGAACCTGTTCAGAGTTCAAGGTGAAGGTAAACGCATCATCATCGCGCGTAGGAGATGAAACATTCATGTTCTTGTAGTTGGCTACCTGAGTTCCATACAGCGTTTGAGGGTTGTTGGAGGTTCCACCGAACACGCGGCGTTGCTTGTGGTATGTCACAGCGCCGGGGTAATTTGAATTAGCAAAAGGATCGCGGCCCTTTGGAGGGGTATCATCCAACGTTGCAGCGATATTATCATCGGTGAATGTGGTGGTTTCAGTTGATCCGATATAGCCGTATATACCGTTATCCTCTTTGTAAACGTTATACGTTTCCGCACCTGATACACCTGTCCATGTCAGAGTTATATTTTCCGTGGATGTGAGTGTTACCGAGCTAACAGGAACATGCGTTCTAGCCGATCCGCCGGATGTGAACGTTCCATAGGAAGTTGAATCCTCATCCTCAAGCTCAAATGTGTTCGTGGTGGTGTTGGCAACAGTGAAGCGGCGGCCATTAAGCTCCGTCATACCAAGGATATCATAAAGATAAACCTCATCCCCATTGGAATACCCATGAGAGGTGACGGTAACAACCGCAGGGTTGGCCTTAGTGATCCCGGTGATGGTTTTCCCATTCTCAGTACCAACAAGACTCTCTTCAGCCGTCTCATCAGCAACAGAGGTAACTTTGTATTTGTAAACCTCTGAGCCGGATGTTGTTGGGGTTCCAGCCAACGAAGTAGGCCAAGTGATTTCAGGGGCAAATGATATAGCATCCAAAGACCAAGCATAATGCTGTGTTCTGGATAGCTCATTTTGAATGTATGAAGGGTGGCAGAGAGTCATAACATCAGCACTCTGAGTGTGCTTGATATCTCTCAGGATGGATTCTGTGTATGTGTGAGAAAGCTCAAAGATGCGTGATGCAGTTCCGCCACTACTATATGTTGTGTATGAGGTGGTATTTACGTTATTTCCATCAACATCTTGTAGCTCAAACGTGTTAGTCGTAACGTTTGCCACAGCGAAGAACTTGTTATTAACCTCAGTCATGCCAGCCACATTTTCAACGAAAACCCACTGGCCGTTTGTGAAGCCATGCGCGGTAGATGTTACCACGCCGGGGTTTGCCTGTGTGATTCCTGTGATAGTTTTTGTGGGTTCAAGCACCAATCCACCATTGCGGAACACGCGGATCAATCCATCAGTAAATTCCAGCATGTAGTTTTGAGTCACACTGAACTGAAAAGGAACAAGACGAGGCCGCTTGGTATGATCCTTCAGGCAATTCAGATACTCAAAGCCAGCGCGGTTAGATGCGCCACCCTGAATATGGATGAAAAAGTTCAAGCATGTGCGGAGGCCAGTAGCATATTTTGTAAGATCAGTATGAGCATAAAGCGCTGGTGCGATCTCTCCTCCTGCAAATGATACTTGGTTCTTCTCAATTGGCATCAGCCCCTCTCCCTTATAAATTCACTCTCAGGGAGTTCATCTTCCTCCTCTTCCTCAATGTCATTGACAGAGGCAGACATTTTCAGCTTCTCATAACGTGCCAGTGCAGCATCAGCCACAGCCTTTTTCTTTGTAAGGGCCGGAGCAACCAGATAGCCAAGGTATTCAGCAAACATGAATACGAATGAGGGTGGCATCAGGTTAGGATCAACTACCTTCGCCGTGAACCGGAGCCAAGCTTGATATTGATCCGTGAAGATCGCCTTTGTGGTTCTATCGGCGTTAAGATTAACCTCAAAAGGAATCTTCTCAACACCACCACGGCGCAGCCCGGTATAAATTTTCCGAGCCTTCAGGCAGTCATTAGGGTACTGGTAAACATAATCCCAATCAGCGGGAGCAGTTTCAGATAATTCAGATAGTGCAATGCGAGCAGTAGCAAAATTCCAATCAACATCAGCAAGCACATACTCAAGAGCGGTGTCATAATATACCCGGCACGTTTTAGCTTCGGTGCTGTTATCCGTGTCTATGTTCGCAACTTGGTTTTTGGCACTGATACTTGTCAGGCCCATATTGCACATTGATGTTTTTGTAGGCATTACTCATCTCCAAATAAAGCGGTTGCAGCCTTAGCAATGCGATCCTCAGCCTCAATGTCCATGGCAACAACGGCCATAGAAGCATTTCGGCGCTTACCACCATTCTCAGACTCAGAATCATTAACGTGTGTGATGCGGAGCATAACCATTGCACCCATTTCACCACCAACCTTCAGATCACGATCTTTCAGGCCCAACTTTTCAATCTCACGATCTTCCAAATGAAGTGTGAGGCCGTAAGGAACATCCTCTTGCATAGGGGATTCAAAGCGTTCTTGCTCTTCTTTGATTTCGGCTTTTGTGACCTTTAGATCAACAAGTGACATAATCACCTCCATGGTTATATTGGGAGGCACTAAGACCCCCCAATAGATTAATCTTCAGCAACTTCAGCCGGAACTTCAGCAACCTCTTCGCCTTCACCTTCAGGAGCAGCTTCAGCAACCTCTTCAGAGCCACCAGCTTTGAATGAAGCAATAGCGGCTTCCATGGTTTCCTTCTTGTAGTCAGGAACCTGAATACCGTTATCAGAAACGAATGACTTCATTTCGTGATATGTCATATCGCCTTCACCTTCAGGAGCCACAGGAGCGGCCACAGGAGCCGGAGCAGCGTCTTTACCACCGATAGGCTGAAGATACTTAGGAATATCTTTACCCTTCAGTGTAGTTGATTCATAAATATCACCCGGATACATCAAGCGAGCTTTCTTGTTTCCTTCGCCGTAGTAGCATTTTTGTAGAACTTTGAACTTAGCCATCTTTTTTACCTCGTTAATAGTTAAAGAATGGGGTGGCGCTAACCACCCCACTCAGTTTTCAATTAGCCATTCTGATTAGATTGGAAAGCATCCACGATATGCGCGGAGAACTTACCAGCAGTCAGGTTGGCCGTATTGACCGTGTACTTGATGCGAGCATATTGCAGCAAGCCCTCAGGGAGAGCGCCACGATACACAACGTATCCAGCAACAAGCGTAGCTTTCGCAACACCAGTAGCAAGCGGGAAGCTTGCATCAGGTGTGAAAGTAGTTGTGCTGTCCACTTCCAGAGCAAAATCAACAGTTGTTGATCCACCTGAAACAGCGGTTTCAGTACAAACGATTTCAAGCATCAAAGGATTGCCCTTAGCATGATCCTTAGTATCCCCAAAATCAATTACGTTAGTGGAGGCAGCCGTAGCGGTGACTGCTTGATCTTCACTAAACTGGTTTTCATAATCAATAATCATAGTAATTACCTCATTTTAGTTGGTTAAGATTTAAGTAACGCGCGCTTCAGCATTCGTTAAAGCGTCTGTACGGCGTACAGGAACTTCATCAAAAGCCATAACGTGTTTACCAGCTACTTCCATTTGGTCGATCTGAACATTTTTACTGTTCTTGGTTTGACGGCGCAGGAAGCCACGGAGCTTTTTGTTCATATAGAACACAGGCTTACCGCGATTCTGTGAATGCAATGTTTCCAAAGCATCGGCCATCAAGTCAGGAAGATCAGCACCAGAGCTTGCATCCTTCGTAAGATTGCTCACATCAATGTTTGCAATACGAACAACATAGCGCCAGTCACGAACTGTTAAGCCAACATCCCACTTATAGTGAGTACGGTAAATTTCGTACAAACCTTTCACGGAATCTTCTTTAGTTACATGACCTTTGTCATTGGATTGCAAACCAGCCTTTTGACCTTTAGGGAAGATCAAGTGACAGATGTTTACATCCCAAGTAACAAGCCAGATGGAAGCATTATCTGAACCAGTACCACCAGCATCAATAATCTGGCCGCCATTTGTGGCAGATAGATCGTTAAAGCGTGGGGCAAGACCCATAAACTTTTCAGGATCAGTGTCAGTATCACCATAGAATACGGTATCAGCGAATGTTTGGCCTAAGCCTTCAATGAATGCCATATCTTCACTTAAACGGAACTCGTTAGTGTTACCGTTAAGATCAGCAAGTGATTTATCCACTTCTGAATAAGTTTCCAACATACCAATGGAATCGTCTACTTGAACAACGGTACTCTTTTCAGGTTGAACACCATAGTTCAGTTTACGCCATGTACCGCCCGGCAAGCCAGAACGGACAGAAGTACGGTGAGATGTAGGGCCGTTAGACTCTACCACCACAGCTTCTTCCATGATTTCGTTGGTTTCGGAAAGAATTTCTACAATTGTAGGAACCTTTCCATCCGGATCAAGACGCTTAGCCCAATCCGCATAGGATAGATTAGTTTGGTTTAATGTAGCCATTTTATTTACCTCATTAAGTTAAGTTATGGTTTAGTGTTATCAAAGAGAACATCACCTCTAGTGCGCTGTCCGGCTCCGCTTCCGGTGTCGAACGACCCATCCTCAGTAATTTTCTCCCCAATGCGGGAAAGCAACCGAATCACTTCGGGATGATTCCCCATTCTAGTTTGCTCCAAGGCTTCCTTGAGTTCAGGTGTACCGAACGTTTCAATGGCACGTTTTGCCTTCTCAACGTTTGTGTCGAAGTTGTCTCCACCGATTTCCTTGTCGGTTTTGGCATCATTCTTCCACCCTTCTTCAATCTGCGCCCACTGATTCTTCAAAGCTTCGTCAGAATCAGCGATCCGTTTAGCGTACATATCAACCATTTCCTGCATCGCCTCAGCCGGAACCTGATGCTTAGCACCAATTTCCTTAACCGAATCGAACAGTTCATTGTCGATCTCTACGCCTTCCGGCAAGTCTTGAGGCAAGATAACATCACCATAATCAGAGGCTTTGTCGTCACCTTCCTCAGATTCTTCACCATCATCCTTTTTATCTTCGGATTTTTCATCCTCAGACTTATCAGCTTCTTTGGTTTCATCTTCGGTATCGGACGAATCGGCTTGATCGTTAGATTCATCTTTGCCTACTTCGGGGCTTTCGCCTCCCTTGGTAGCATCCTCCGTTTCCTTCCCAGCATCGAAAAGCTTGTCAGTAGCGGAAGATTCTGCCTGTGTAGCTGCTTCAGTGTCAATTTGTGCAGTTTCTTCAGTCATTGTCTTTCTCCAATTGTTTTGAGTTAATAATAAGTTCACCAGTAGCTTTAGGATGAGCTTCGATAAACTCATCTATCAACCACAAGCCAACGGAGCGCGAGCCTTCCTTAAAGAAAGTCTCACTATTGCCAGTGAATGAGGATTGATACACACCGCATCTTTCCAACAAACGCCAAGCAAATCTTTTTCCCTCCGGGGTGGAGAGTATAGCCTTCAGATCGTCTACCTCACGATTCCGGCCAATCTTTTCACTTTGTTCATTATCAGCCATTTGCAGCCTCTTTTGGTTTAAGTGATTCGTTAATGATCTCTTCGGCCTTCTGGCGGCGCAACTCTATGGCATCCGCGAAGAAGTCCTTACTGGTGAAGTCAAACTTGATATCACCAATGCGTTGTGTGTCGCGTGAAAGTGGAACATCGCACATAACGAGGTTGCCTTTTTCACGCGCTCTTTTGTAAAAATCAGTGTCTCCGGAGACGAACTCAAGAGGATCAGGCTTTCCGTCCTTACCTTTAGCATAGTGAGGGTTGAACCATGGGAAAGAAACATCCTTAAACACATTCATATCAACCAGAACCAACCCGGTTCCAAGCTCAGATACTTCCACCAAGCCGCGCGCATCATCCATCTCAATGTTGAATACTTCACCATCAACATCTTTTGCATCCATCACGAACGGCGCTTTCACCTTTGGATAGGAAACACCTACAATACTCTCATCACCATCAAGCATAGCATCAAGCAAGCGCTGGCATGTCCAAGGCTTGAAGTGCATATCTGTGTTCACAAACAGGATGTGAGTGGCTTTCAGGCGTTCAGCTTCCATTACTTGCCTGTTACGCACATGTGATAGCTCATCACCACTATGGTTGTTCAGGGCCATGCGTAGGCGAACACTGGTGTTATGGTTTGACATAGCGGCCAAACACATAGCCATCTCAGTGTTAATCATTTTCTCAGAGGCCACAGCCACCAGCACGCGAACGGCGCTATAATCACGCTGCTCAATTACTGGCTTCTCAGCCTTCTTGTTCTTTTTGTCTCGTCCTTTTGTCATTGTACTGCTCCTAAAGCGTTGGTTAATGCTGAATTATCATCAGCGGATACTTGGGATAAATCTTTTGCCATACCAGCAAGAGACGCGGCCCCTTCTAGTTGCTGCGCTTGCTGAGCGGCTTGTTGCTCAGCCTTGGAGAGTGCAGCGGCCTCATCATCACTCCGGATCAATCCGGGTGATACTCCTAACATAGAACCGTAATTGTCTATGCTTTGATCGAAGTTTACTTTGTGCCTTGATTCAGGGTTCAATTGCATCACGTTTCCAGCAAAGCCCATGAAGCGATCAATACTTGATACACCCACAGAGCGTTGAGCTTGGTGAAGCACAGACACATATTCAATTTTCATATCCATTCCAGCCAACTCTTGAGGTGGTGGAGGGATCAATCCGGCGCGCCACATGATGTTGAATGTGCGTGCGATCAACGGATCAAGTAGCTCATTATTCAGGCGCTCAAGTACAGGGCCAAGCATCAATAGTTTTTCTTCATGGCGTTCCTCAACTTCACGCGCTGTTATCTGGCGGCGATCAGTGTTGGCAAGCATCAGGAATAGATCAGCATAGAATGCTTGGTTGATGCGCTCACGAATCTGAGATGATTTAGCCTCAAGCTCATTGATACGAGCATTCACCTGATACGCTTCTTGGAAGCCCGGCTTACCATTCATAAACGTTGAATAGGTAACGCCACCCGGCATCAGTGATTTATGCTTGTTACGCATGGTAGGATCAGCAACCATTGAGGGGCGAACCATCTTTTCAACAGCTTCAGAGGAGCGTTTCTCATGCAACTGAAGTTGCTTAACATCACCAAGGGCATCCATGGCAGGGCAAGCAGAAGCATAAACATCACCGCTATTCAAATCCCAACGAGGGCAGAATACCGGGAACTCATCAAAGCCTGAGAATTTCAACACCTGTGAGGATGATGATTGCTCATAGTAAACGTTGCGGAAAGGCTTGTTAATGTTATCAGCCTTCTGAAAATCACGGCCATTGTTAGGCTCAACAATATGATGCAGATCAACCCACTGATCGTATGAACCCCTATCATAAAGGTTCTTTACGGTATCGGAACAATTCTCAAGACCAAACTCCTCAACCACTTGCGATACAGTCTTGCGATAGTTCCTTGCGAACGTATTCACACGGCCCTTCTTATCATTCGCAATGTAGTATTCACCTTGGGTGAAGGTTTGGGAGAAAACCACGCTACTCATATCATCAAACAAAGCCATTGGCCCTTGCCCGAACAAGATCAACTCAGCATACATCCGAGGCAAAGAGTCATAAACGTTAGAGCGTGCAAGCACTACGTTCATACGCTTCTTCACAGTGTCCAACCACATTTTCACAGAGCTAACTTCCATCAACTCAGGATTAGGAGATTCAAGGTTGAACCATGGGCGAGCCGGAGAAGTTAATCCACTCATCATACCAGAGGCCAGAACACGCAACGCCAGCTTCCCGGTGTTGTCAATGATCTTGCCGTTCTTCTTACCACCCTGATTCGTATCAGTAAGCAGCCAGCGACCAAGGCGAGGAAGGATGTTTTCAGCAAGCTCCCTGTGATGAGGCTCAAAGCTTTTGTACTCTTGCTCTAAACCAGCAAGGCGCGCTTTGAATCGTTTGAATTGATCTTCATTAAGTCTCATGCCTATTGTCCTAAAACGGTTTTCCCTGCTGTTCTAGCCTCATCCTGAATACCAAGGGGGCCAGTTAATACGGTTGATGAACGTCCAAGGCTTTTCTTGGCTTTAGACTTCTGATTTTTCTTTGCTGTCTTTGCAGCTTCACCAACTTCCTTAGGCGTTGTTAGCTTTGGATCAGGTGGTGGCGCTGGAATTGGTGGGGCTTTTGGTGTTGAAATGCACATTGTTTTATCTCCATATTAGTTGGTTGGCAAACCACAGGATATAACTCAAAGCGGTAAAGATCATCGTTCCGTATGCGAGGGGCAGACAGGCTTTTTCATCTTCAAGATATACACGGTAGGATTCAGCGAAATACACGCAAGTATAGGAAACGATCACGCAAAATACGCCGATCACGCAAGCAAGATAATGTGTTTTGAAGAGGGAGAAGAGGTGCAAAAGAAGTGCTATGCGATTAAGCTCATAGCCACATTTAACAATATTCTGGACGCGATCATATTCAGAGCGCATATCAACCTCGCATACATTATCTCGTCCTTAACTCAAGATTCTATACTAGATATTGTAAATTGCAAAGTTTTTTTAGTTGACAGGCTCGTAATCCATCTCACACATTTCAGCCTCGCCTTGATGATCTTGCTTCTTGGCGATCTGATGAGCGAATGAAATTATCAATGAATCAGCCCTATTACCGGATGGTATTTTCCTCTTCTTCAAATCTTTCTTGGATTCAAGTTGAATTATACCATCAAAGCGCGGAACCGTCTCAGGGGCGCAGAGTTCAAAGCATAGATCATCATCATCAGGAATAGCACCACCAGCCTGAAGCCATTTCTTAGCTTGTCCATACATGTAGGCTCGCATGTTCAGGTATCCCGGCTCAGGTGAAGCGCCACCGAATGCAACCAGCAACCAATCACGGCCCATTGTCACGCCAGCGGAATAAATACCAGTACCATAACCCATATCAATTATCACACCATCCGCTTTGTATTTGTCCTCATAAAAGGCAATTAAATTTGCTATCTCAACGTCATTGTCGTTTTTAGGTATCACTTTCAATATTTCAAATGCCAACCCTTGACGCATGGCAATGACAAGCTCATCATCACCCTCCCACGCTGGATCACATGTGATGATACGTGGAGCAAACTCATACTGCCTCTTTGTGAGGTGACGGCCACGCGCAGCCTCAACCAAATCCTCACCAATGAACTGCTTGATAGACATGTGAGGGAATACACCACGCACACGAACCTTAACGAAGTCAGAATCCTCACCATAATCATCAATCCACTCCTGAATCTTCTCTTTGTTGGTGATAGCCACTGAGCGAGAGTCAATGTGTCTTGTGCGCCAGCGTTTGCGGAACTTCCTGAAGCACTCACGGAAACGCCCGGTGTTACGAGTTGGGTTTCCAAATGCGAACCAGAACGGCTCACCATCCGTTAAACCACCTTCAGCAACCTCCCAAATGGTATCAGGTACAGCACTGGCCTCATCAAAGATGTAATACGGAGATGAGTTGGCCGCGTGCAGCCCGGCGAAGCTCTCAGAGTTTTCTTCCCGGCATGTTTGGCCGTCACAGCGCCACGTTTCTTTGTGATCCTTGTGGTAAAGGTTCATGTTGCCCTTACCGTTATTGTACTCAAACCAATGGCCTGTGATGCACTTCTTGCTCCACTTACCAAGCTCACCCCATGTTTTCGTTTTCAACTGATCTGAGGTGTTGGCAGTTACTACGCCCTTGGAGTGTGGCCGTGTGGATGCAATGAATAGAATGATCCATGATGTGAGGGTTGATTTACCAATACCGTGACCGGATGATACGGCGGCTTGATATGCGGGAACTGCAACAGGATTGTGAGGATCGAAGCCATTCTTCTTTATCGCTTCACCCCACTCATCAAGGAACTCACAAGCCCACCTATCCGGCCCATACTTTGAATCGTAGCGGCTGGCCCATGGCTCCTCAAGCTCAACTATCTGAATTGATTGATCCGTATCCCACGGAAAGGCGAACATGACAAAGCCCATAGGATCATCAAAGAAGGTGGCAACCTCTTTGGCTATTTCGATATCAGTCTTTTGTTGTTGTGGTGTCCTTATCGCCATCACGTTTTACCCTTTTGCGTGCGGATACAAGAATATCAGCCAGATCATCCGTAACACCATGATCCACTTCCTTTCTCTCAACGCGATTAAAGTTCATCCCCAACAGAGATATCGGGTTCTTTGACTTCCCGATTATAGCAGTTTCCTCAAGGAATAATTCACAGACTTGCTTCGCGCGCGTAACAATCGGACAAAAGTCGTCTCTACCCTCATACCGCAACAGGCTTCTAGTAGACATTCCCAAAGCATAAGCTAACCCACTCACAGTAGGTGGCCTAATGAACCTCTCCCCCTTATCATCCATTAAGCCAGCAAAGTATTTCTCTACTATCGCCTCAAGCTCTTCAGGCGTTTCATATTTAGGTGGCCTTCCGTATATACTCATGTCTCAGCCCTCAATCTATCGGATGCTTTCAGGAGAATTTCCCTAACAGTATCAAACACAGTTTCCCGAACATCTTTACTCACCTTCTTCCAATCCTCATGGTTCAGGTTAGCAACATCGGTAACAACATCGCTATTCAGCATCTCATCAAGCACAACATCAACAGCAACCTTAGCCGCCGCCTCTGTGTCACCACAGTATGTTTCGCTATCAATGGCCTCAGCAACTTTTTTCTCTAAATCATTCATATCACCCCACCATATCTATAAAAATTTCCGGCATAGACTCACAGTAACCGCATGGCGGGTTGATGTGGCAAGAGCATTCGCCTTGGTGTACCATCATCATATCTATCCAAGCCTGAGCTTCCTTAACGTCCTTTACGAGCATACCGCCGTTGATAATCAGATCATCCAAGCGCTCTTGTGCAGATTCTAGGTTTAGCATGGTGGAACCTCCGCCGCTTCAAGTGCCTTTCTTAGTTTTGTCACCTCAACACGATAGCGATCACTCAACTCATCTTCTGGCGCACGCTCCAAGATATAAACCTTATTATTAAAAAACTCGCGTAACCGCCTATTCTCTTCCCTCAGCTTAGCAAAACCATCATCAACCTCATTGAAGCTGGATAGCTTTTGCATATCAATCCGGTGCATCCCAACATCAGGATCATAGCCGCCTATGCGTATTTCAACATCACCGCCAGCACGAATATGCTCAGCAATATGCTCCATAGGGGTTATGTGAACGTTAGCCTTCCCCTCATCATCTTGCAGTAAAATTTTCATAAGAACCTCGTCAATTAAAATTACTTTTCCATATTACGCCGCAAAGCTAAATTATTCAACAACCAACTTCCTGTAATAGTTCCAAGCATTGCGAACCCACTGGTAGCCAACCCCATCCTCATCATCCTTGAGTACCTTGAGATGTACGGCCATCTTAGTTGAGAACTCGTCAAATTCCTTTTTTGTTTTTGCCTTCCTAACATACTCCATGCACTCAGTATAAGCTTGGAAGGGTTCCATATTTGCGATAACCATACAACCCCGCTGTGATATTTCTTAATTCCTACACAACCAATTGTATATTTATGGCAACAAATTTCAATAAATTTAAGCACTTCGGTAACTCTTGAACTTGAATTGCAACATTTTTCCGCCGTTTTCCCGGAACCGATCAAGAATGCGATCACCAACAAAACGCTTCAACCCCTCAGGATCAAGGTTGCTAATCAGGATCGTTGGTTTCATGTCCTCATAGCGGTTATTCAGTATCTCATCCAAGATCATTTTTTCAGCATCCGAACCAAACTGAACACCAACCTCATCCAAGATCAACAGATCAGGAGTATTGAACCAAGCAATAGCATCCCTCTCAGAGCGCTCAGAATCGCGGTTATACGTTTCCTTAACCATACGCACCGCATCAAGCACTCGCATAAACACAGCGCTCTTCTGATGCTCACGAATCACATGGTTGGCAATGGAGCAAGATAGGTGTGTTTTCCCGGTTCCGGTAGTGCCACAAAAAATCATGCAACGGCCCTTCTCAAAAGCTTCAGGAAAATTGTTGGCGTAGTTCAGGCATGATTCCTTTTTCTTCTGGCGCTCAGGCGTATCGGTAACGAACGTATCAAACGAGTGTTGCTGGAACCGCTTAGGGATCATAGCGCCCTTCAGCCTATTCTCAATCAGCCTCCGCTTATTCTCAGCAAGCTTCTCTTGCTTCCTCTTCGCCTCAGCCTCCTCTTCAGCCTTTCTTTCCTCCTCAGCGCACTCCGGGCATGATGGATCGCGCCAAGTGCCATTGAAGCAATAGGTGGTGGTTTTTACCGTTCCATGCTTCTCGCACTCAAAATCAACTTCCTTCGTTTCATAGTTGCCTAATGCACTACTCAACGTCAAATCCTTCTGTTCCTCTGTCATAGTTTTGATCCTCAAAATTAGTATTTTTGTAGTTGTTGCCTTTTGGGTTTACCTTGTCAGGAAATACCCCTGTCCAACCGTTCATAATGGATTTCTCAATAACCTCGTTGGCATTGCCACCAGAGTTATGCACCTTCGCCAATGTCTTTAGCACCAGATCAAGAGCATTATCCGTACAGGCTGCTTTTTTCTTTGCACGAACAGCCATGAACGAATCCCAAAGACCCTTGTCCACGTAATGAGGTATAGATTTATCTATACCGAATATATGGTTCTGGTTCTGGTTCTGGTTGCTAGAGCTTTGCTTTAGCTTTGCTTTAGCTTTGCTAGAGCCGGGCTTACTACCCGCTTTGGCCTTGGCTTTCCCGCCCTTTTTACCTGCGGCAACTCGCTTAGAATGTACATCTTCTTGCGTTAAAATGATCTCTTCAGCGCGTAAATTTCTCCACAAACCATCATCCAAAAAGAAGAATTTTTCTAGCACAATTGTAGCATCGCTTTGGCTTTGCTCTGTCATTGCTCTAGCAATGCTAAAGCGTTGCTTGTGGGGAATGCCTTCGCCAGTGGTGTAAATGTGGCGCAAGTACAGCATGTAAGCGCCATGTTGCTCCATGGTTAGATCAAACGTTTTGCTGCTATAATCCGCCCAATAAAAGGGATAAAATGGTAACATCTCTATACTCCCTTTTCATCAAGCACTCGCTCCACAGCATCAATAGTTGCCATGCGTGGGTTTGCAATTTTCAGATTAATGATCTGGCTGAACTGAGCCTCTGATACTCCGGCCAGCTTAGCCAATTCTTTATTCTTTAGCCCGGCGCGCTTAGCACGAACAGGCCATTGCTCTACGATCTTCTGAAGAAAAGGGTCCC